TAGTATTAGTTACATTAAATTCGTTTGTAGCCATTACTCAACTTTCTTAGTTGTTTTCTTAGCTTTAGGTTCTTCTTTTTGCCACTCACTATCTACTTTTGGTTCTGGCTTGGGTTCTGGTTTTGGTTGTGCTTTTGGCTTACCATCATCAAGCTTCCAACCTCTTATTGCCCAAATCTTCATATTGTTTTCGTAATCTATTTTTCTTCTTTCGATTACTCTATCGCCTTTAACAAGTTTGACCATTTCCATAATTTAAATTCCTTAAAGAAAAGGGGTGGTTACCCACCCCATAGTTTCTTATGTAGCTAATGTATCTGCTGTTAACTTAACACCATAACTATCATGGATTTCACTTACTCCATAAACTGCTGTCGCTACAATTTCATCTGCTCTTAATGAAGCATCTCTTTGTGATTCAATTTTTAAATCCTGCATCATTGCTAAAGCAAGTGCATCTTGAGAGAATACACCACCAATAGAGTCATCTGAACCATCTACAGAAATATTTGAAGATTCAAAGATTTGAACCCCTGCAATACTTCCAACAAAACCACTTCTCATAGCTTCATTTGATAATTCTGTATCTCTACCAACAAATGTATTTGTTAAAGACTTCTTTACATTAAAGATTTGCTTTGGGTGAAACACACCATAATATGGTGCAGGTGCATTTGCAGTTCTCAATTCTGCACTTGCTTCAAATATGTCTTGAACTGTTAGTTCTTGACCTGCTCCACCTGCTTTTTCTGTTGAAAACCCAGTAAACAATGCTGATAAATCTGCATCTAGTTTTCTAGCTATTGCTTCACCAAATAATCTACCTATATCACCTGCAACATTTCTTGATGCTGAATTTCTAGCTAAATCAGTTAGTGTTGTCATAATACCAACTTCTGATGCTGTTATTGTAACAGAACTTGGGTTTACTGCTGTATTTGATAGGTCAGATGCTTCACTTACTGCTGATGCTGATACTGTTGCATAAATCGGTACTTCTACAGACTTACCACCACCTGCAATAGTGTAGTTTCTAACTAAATTTCTCATTATTGATTGCTCACTAGCAACAAACAATGCTTCTGCCACTATTTCGGTATATAACTCGGAAATGGTGGTTGAGGTTGTTTCATTTGCCATTTAATACTCCTTTAATTATTGATTGGCATTAATAACCCTCGGCTGAGAATCTCTATGCTTTCTCCATTCAGCATATTTTTTCCTATCCTCTGGGTTGGTCATATCTAATTCCCCAATATTTAAAGGCTTATTGAGTTCCTGCCTATCCACATTCGACACTGTGCCACTGCCACTAGGTGTTGCAGAAACAAAGTGTGGGTTCTGTGTTAAAAACTCTTGTACCAACTCGTCAGTGGTAAAAAGTTCCCCATTTGAATTATATCTAGGTAATCCATTTTTATCAAGTATTTCTACATTGCCACTTTCATTTAGTTTTATTTGCGACTGTAAAAGGCTAACAACTTGGTCTGGATTTATAGCTTTATTCTTTGATGCTGATGACAATAAAGACTTGTTTATCTTAATATCTACAAGTTGGCTTTCAAGACTTGCCTTTTCTTTATTCCATTCTTGAGTTTTATTTTTTAAAATTTCTTCAAACTCACCCTTCTGGATTTTTTGCTTTTCTTCTAAATCTTTCTGGGTTTTGACTGCTGTTACAGCTATGTCAATATCATCAACACCTAGCTTTTTATACATCTGGCTTCTTTCTTGAGCCAATCTCTTTTTAACTATTTCTGTAACTTGGTCTTGTGTAAAAGTATTTTCAACTGGCTTTTGCTCAGTTTCCTGCACTTCTGAATTTGGTTCAGCAGTTTGTTCTACTTGATTTTCTTCCATTTAAATCTCCTTAGTTGGATATGCTTATTTGTATCATAATTATTAATATTAGTCATCATCTTCTGGTTCTAACCAATTATAATGACCTTCTTTTTCTGCTATTTCATGTAATCTTTGAAACATTATTTCATCAAAACTAGCATAATATAAATTATCCTCTGGCTTTAAATCTCTGCCTATTTTTCTAAATTTTTGATAATCTTTTAATGTTAGGTTTTGTTTTTCTACTATTTCACCTGCTTCTGCTATAATTGCTCTCATTTTAAAACCTCATTCTCCAAAAATTCTATAAATTTAGGGTCAACTAATTTTTCCCTCCCCATATGATACAAACTAAAATTTTCTGCAAACCATTCTCTTGAGTCTGAATTAGAATATCTAGTAGCACCACCACTTATTCTTTTGCCTAACATTGCTTTTTCAATAGGTGGTAAATTATAATTTTCAAAAGTTTTATTTTTCATTTGATGTACTTGGTGTCCAAATTCGTGATATGCTATATTTCTAAATCTATCCATTTCTTCTTCAAAAAAATAAAAAGCATTGTGAGGTCTTGCCCAAGTGTCTGGCTTTGTTTTTCTTTCTTTTCTAACTAATACTTTATTTTTATCATTAAATTCAAAATTATTTGCTAAATTTTGTTCATCTTTATATGCACCCTTACCTAACAAAGCATTTCTAAAACTTCTTTCGGTACTTGTATCAACATTCTTTCGATTAAAATATTTAGGATTGATGTAAAGGTTTCCATCACCCATAGCCATCAAAGCTCTTTTTTTACCAGTTACTGTAATAGACCTTAATTTTGGAACATCATAAAGTTTTGCTAATTCATCTAATTCTTCCATTATAGAGTTTAATTGACTTGCTATTTCATCATCTAATTTTTCAACTCCAGTAACCTTACCAACATTAGTTTCTCTAAATCTTGATTTTGGAAAATATCTTTCATCTTTTGCATTTTTAGTTATTTGTTTTTGTAGTCTATCTGCAACAATAGAACTACTTATTACATCAACTTCGCTTTCTCGAACTGGATTATTTAATGATGACCTTCTACCCTTTTTTATTGGTGGTGTAGGTGTTTCTTCTACTACTGGTTCTTCTGGCACTTCATCTACTGTTTCCTCGCCCCATGCAGGGTCTGTAGGTATCCAAGTATGTCTGCACCTATAACCACCCCTAACAATAAAAGGGTCTCCAGTGGACTTGCCCTGCCATGCTCTATTGTTCCACATATCCCTAATTTGTTCTTCTGTAAGTGTCCTATTAAGCATTTCTTGGCAAAATGGTCTACTATCTCTAACTAATGTGCCAGTATATGTGAAATGATTTAGCCCTGCTTCTTTTGCTTTAGCCACTGTAAACTGCCCATGAAACTGCATTACTGAATCATGTGCTATTTGACTTGCATAACGTCTAAGATTGTTTCCTGCCCTATCAGAAGCATACTGAGTATGTAATTTTCTTACAGCATCTTCTACTTGTGCTTTTTTAGTGCTATCAAACTTATTTTCATTAATAAAATCAACTAATTCGTTTATCTCAGCAGTATTTGATGTTTTATAAACACCATTTATGTGAGATTTAATATTGCTTACCATATCTTCAAATGGTCTACCTGCTATTGTGCTTTGGTATATTTCGTCATTGATAACTTTAGAAAATCTTTCAGCTATATCTTCAAAACCACTAAATGATTGTGTCTTTAGTGCATTGATTGTCTGTAAATCTACTTGTGTAAGGCTCTTAAACTTCTTAGGAATAGGCATTTCGCCAAAAGTGTCTAATACCTCTTTGGCTATCTTATTATACTCCTCATTGATGATTATATCGGCTTCATTAAGGTAGTTATCAGCAACTAACTTTCTTATTTGTGGTTGTAATTGTATTGCTAGTCTTTGAGATACCAACTGCCCTTTTGTGGCTCTTGTAACTTCTTTAACAACATCTTCTTCTAACTTGTACAAGACATTGATTATTCTTTCTTCATGTTGGTCAGCTAATTTTTCTAAAATTCTGGACATATTTTACAATGGAAAGTTCTTTTTCCATGCCCTTATAGACCAATATGCAGGACTTAATGTTTTTTGCCCTTTTACTTCTTTTAAAACACCACCCATTCTAGCTAAAAATGATTTTTGCCTTGCAGGTATGTTTTTCTTTATAGACATTCCCCTAGCACCAAAAGTAACTTTTTTTATATTGCCAGTAGCTTTGTTTTTGACATAAACACCAAACTTTTTATTTTTAGATTCTGCTGTAGATAATCTAAAAGGTTTGTTTAGCTTTACTTCTTTTCCTCTATACTTAGCCATCTAAGTCCTTGTTTTTGCTAGGTTTTTCCCAGGGTTGTCTATCGTCTAATCTTTCGTTTGTTATCATTCCACAAGCTATACATTTATAAACATCTTTCAGTTCAGTTTTTTTAAGTGCAACTTTGCACCTAATACAAAATTTAA